GCACGATCACGCCATGCTGCAATGACTCCACCCGGCGGCGGAATTCCAGCAGTCCAGCGCGGATGCTGGAGTAGTTCACTTGCGTCAAATCACCGGTGAGCTGCTCGTAGGTCACGCCCATGGCCGCGGCCACGGCACGAAACTGCATGCGCAAGAATTCCGAGTACGAACCGCCCACATCTGCTGGTTGAGAGAACTTGATGTCCTCGCCCGGCTCCAGCATTTGCATGGTCCCCGGCTCCATACCCGCCAGTGCAATGCCATTCGCATCCGACATTCCTTCACCCAGCAAGTTGTCGTCCGGTGCCAGGCGGGTCACAAAGCCTGCGAACATGGCTGCCGTTTTTTTGCGCACCAGCTCAGCATCGTCGTATTGGTCCAGCTCATGCAACTTGACAAGGGCCCGGGCCAGCCAGGGTTCCCCCCGAATCTGTCCAGGTCGCATCGGTCGGAACAGGTGCACGATCTCAGAAGCATCCACCCGCACCGTGCTCAACCCACCCGCCGCCGACATGGGTGACAACATGCCTTCCTCCGGATGCGAGCGGTACAGATGGTAGGCCACACGCCGCCCCAGCCGGTCAAACTCAATCCCCGCCCGGATCACATTGCCGTTGTCCGCAGTGGTGTTGAGCGTCATCGGCAGGTGCTCGGCTTCCAGCACCTGGATTTGAAGTGCCACTGCCAGACCGTCTTCGGGTCGGCGGTAGCGCAAACGCACCAGCGCCTCCCCACCTTCAAGCATGGCCCGGCAGGCCAGGGCTTGCAGACCGTAGAAATCCGTCAATCCGGCCGCATCAGCATCCTCAGTCCAATCCCGCCAGAGAGATTGGATCGCCTCGCGCAGCGGGGCGTCCTGCACCATAGACTGCGGTTTGATGCCCGTACCCACAGCATTGGCGACATAGGATTCGAGCGCCGCATTGGCCCAGGCATTGCGCCGCACCAGGTCGCGGCTTTTGGCGCGCAGCTCGTTCTGGGTGGTGAGCAAGGCCATGACGGCCCCAGGGTTGCCCACCGACCAGGCTTGGGCACGTCGGCCACCACCGACACCGTCATAGGTCGGGCTGCCGCCAAACATCCTGCGGCGAATCGAGGCGAACCAGCCCATCAGGTGCCCTTGGAGCTGGTGACGCGGACTTGCCGCGGCGCGCGAGGCCACAGCCCGGTGGCAGTTGCTTGCTCAAACAGGCCCCGACGCACATCCCGGATGGCCAGCCGCAGCTCGTCAATCGAGCGGTACTCGACGGTCTTGTCCCCCAGGGTGACGCGCTTCTCGCCCTTGGCCAGGGCAGATTCCAAGGCGCTCAGTTGTTCTTGGGTATAGGCCATGGGTGCCTCTACGAAACTTTGTTGCCCACGAGGTTGCTACCCGCTTTGACGACCACGTTGGTCCCCGTAGTCTCTGAAGCAAACCGAATTTGCAGGTTGCCCGCAGTTGCACCGGTCACCACCAGTAGCGACCCACAAGCCAGCGTATTGGCATTGGCGGCATCGATCCCCGTGGTTGTTGCACCCGCATCGGCTGCGCGCTGGTTGGACAGGGTCCTGGCCGTCAGTGACGTAGGCGTATTCCACTGCGCCACCACACTGGCCCCCGCCGGAACCGTCTGGGTCAAACGGATGCCAGTTGTCGTTGTGGCGGTTTGGAACATCACCTGGGCCTCGATCGCGTAGGTGCTGTTGGCAGCAAGCGCCAGCAACAGACCGGTGACATTGGCCAGCGTAGTGGTGCTGTTGCTCACATCCGCGGCAGAACGAGCGGTCACTATCCGAGGGTCATTGCCCGCTGGTGTGGCCAGATCCAACCAGGTCACGCCATCGCACCAATAGGGTCTATCGTCCGAGTCCAGGCGCACAAGCACCCCGGCCAAAGACGCAGAAGCCGGGGGTAAAGTCGCCACCAGCGGAACCACCCGGTAAGCCAGATCTTTCATGAGGGTGGAAGGGAGGAGGCCTAGCCCATCACCACAACGCGATAAGCGTTGCTGGCAGGTGCCGCTGCAAAATTGAGGCGTGCCGTATTGGTGGTGGGCAAACTGACATCACAGGTAACCTGCTCGTAGCTGCCAGAGGCCTGATAGACCTGGACCACCACATCGCGCGTGGCAAAGTTGTGGTTCACATCGAACTGGGTGCTGCTGCCGTCACCGATCGTGGCCTGCGCGCGGCGTGTCTTGTTGGCCCAGGTGTTGAGCTTCAGCGGTGTCACAAAGCGCAAGTCATCGGTGCCACCATCGGTTTCTGCCTGGGTGGCGATCTCAGCAATGCCAGAACTCGTCTCCGAGGCAGCGCCAATGCTGGAGCCGAACTGCAGCCAGGTGGCATTGCCGGTGTCCAGTACAAAGTTCACCACCGACTGGCGCCAACTGGTTCCCGCCGAAGTACCCTCCTCCACGGTCGTAATCGCCTGCTCCAGCTCGTCGCTGGTGGACGCATCCAGGCTACGGGTCATCGCCACGGCAGCACCGTTCCAGACATAAATGCCGTTTTCTGAACCGACGGTCTGGGCTTTGACCAGCACGCGCTCCCCCACCGAGAGCGCAATGCCGTCGATAGAGGCACCAGGGGAGGACAGATTCAAGTTGGCCTGGGCCGCCACCCGGCAAGAATCCTTCCAGGCAAGTCCTTCAACGGCCGAGTTCAGGTCCTGCTGGCGAACCGGTTCATCTGGGTTGACCGGCGCGGGCAAATTGCGGATGCGGGCAACGCCTGCGAAGTCCAGATCCGAGAGTTGTTTGCGTGACATGCGTGTTTCCTTTCAGGGTTTAGGTAAGCCGTGCCAACCCGGTGAAGGGAATGGCAAAGCGGATCAGTAATTGGTTGGCGCTCATGTGCACCACGTCGGCTTCGACTTCATTGCCACCGCTGTCGACAATCGCCACGGCCGGTCGGGTACCCAGGTTGTGGTTCACCGTCCAGACCGCCAGGGGCACCGACTGCGTGTGCGTGTAGGCCACACCACTGCTGCTGGTGCTGCGCGCAGCGATCTCATTGATGGCAGTGACCAGATCGGCTTTGGCGGTGGTGTCCAGTCGGTCAAGGCCACCAATCCGACCGTCGACCGCCTGGAACATTTCTGCGACGCGTTCAACAAAGCTGTAGATCTGCGCTTGCAGCGACATGGCGTATCCAGACTGTTTAAGAGAACCAGCGGCTGCGAATCACCCTTCGTGTGGGTTGGCGGACTTCAGAAGCAACAAGGCCACCGCGGTGGGTAGCCTCAAAAGGGTTAGCCGCCGTAGCGGACTGGACCGGCGGCACCGGCAATGGCGCAGGGAGCGCCAGGCCAAGTTGTTTTTCTAACTCGCGCCAATGGCGTTCTTCAAAGCGGTCCAGGCCGGCCACGCTGGCGCTGGCCCGGGCATACACATAGCAGTCGAGGGCTTCATTGCGCTCGCGCATTTTTTGCCACTCACGGTGCTGAAAACCATTGCGGTCACGCCGGCTGACCAGCTGCTCTGCACACAGCTGCTGCACAAACTCGGCATCGACCTTGGGCAGGTGCACAAAACCGGGTGGGTAGCGCAGGGTGAAACCATCCTCTTCGACGTCTGCACCTTTGCGCAGGTTGTTGTAGAACTCCAGCTTGGCAATGCCAACGACCACGGTAAACAACTTCATGCCCCGGCGCAATTTGCGGCCGTTCACATTCGCGTCCACCGCGGTGGGGCTACCGACCAAGGCCGCACCGCGGGCTACACCCTTGATGGCCATCAGACGCGCATCCCGCATGGAACGCACAAAGGCATAGGCCTCCTGGGTCGCAAAGCCGGTGTCCAAAGCAATGCGGGTCAAACTCATCTGCACCCCACTGGCATGGGTCCAGCTCTCTCGCAGCATGCTGCCCAGCGCGGTCCAGATCTCTGAGCGGGCGGTATCACCCATCAAGACCCGGTGTTCCACCAGCCAGGATTCTTTGCCGCGGCCAAAGCCCCAGACCGAAACTTCGATGCGGTCCTTCTGCACGTCAGCACCGGCCGTGAGCAGCAAGGCACCCTGGGGCACGGTTCCCATCCGGTAGTCTTCGCGGCGCTCCAGCAGGCGCTGCCAGTCCGGGGCTTCGCCCTCCTCCACCCAGGTTTCCCCAAGTTCGGTGTTCTTGAAGGTCTTGATGGCGGCTACCGATCCAGTTTCTTTGGAAATCGCACTCTCCCACGCCAAGGCAATGTCCGCCCAGGAACGCCATCCGATCGGGCTGTACAGGCTCGACAGGTGGAAGCCCGCGGTCTTGCGGACCACTGGCAGCTCGCCATCGACTTGCTCCAGTACCGAGCGCCATTGCCCCTGGCCCAGCATCCAGGTCTTGTGGTGCTCGGCGATCGGGGTCGCACAGGACTCACACACGTAGGCAGCTGTCTCTGGTCGGCTGCCGGTCTCACTGCGCTCCCAGCGCAGCTGCTCAAAACGCAGCCATTGCAGGTGGTTGCAGTGCGGGCACGGCACAAAGAAGCGCCGCTGGTCCGAGGCTTCGTACTCCCGCTCAATGGCGCTCGCCCCCGACACCGTCGGAGTCGACACAATAAAAATCTTGCGCCGGGCAAAGGTGCGTGTCCGCGCCTCGGCCAGCGAAATGGCATTGCCCTCCCCGTCCACGTCCACGGGGTAGCCATCCACCTCGTCGAGGAACAGGTAGCGCACCGGCATCGAACGCAGTCCCACCGCGCTGTTGGCACCGGTCATCACCAGCAC